CTATACAAGCAAAACTTCACAACACGTCTTGTGATACTTTGTTTGAAAAAATAGCTAGTTCCGAGCATAAAAGATTGGCCAGAGTTGCTGTAGAGTTATCGGCTCTAGCAGAGGCCTTCAAGGGCTACCTAATCGCAGGGGATTAGTTTTCACTTAGTAACAGTTTACCTCTAAGACCCGTATAGCTGTTATCTAGTATAGTATCGGTATCGAAGCCGTTAATGTTTTTGTCTATACAATATTCGTTAATGTCTTTATAATTGCTAAAGCTTTTTGGCCAAATAAAAACTTTTTCCCCTAAATCTAGCAGTTTTTTCGTTTTTGTTCTACTAGCGCTATCGTTTGCCTGATTATCTAATACCCATATTATTTGAAACAATGGGAATGCTCTAAGTTGCTGTTTTTGTAAAGGTGTAAAATTTTTACTAGAACTCTCATTAATACCAGCCAAAGCAACTCCGTTTTTTACAAACATAGCGTCAATTGGACCTTCTGTTATAAAGATATATTCTAATTTAGTATCAATTCTCTCTATACCGAAAATTGATCTCTCAGAATTAACCTTAGAAAGATATTTGGGCCTTTCATCATCAGGCAATACAGTTCTACTTTGATAAAAGACAATTTTATTATTACTATCGTTGAAAGGTATTATTAATCTATTGAGATGTACCCTGTCTGTGAGGGTAGTGTATAGAGATTGAGATCTGTTGATTGCTGTATCTAGCCTTCTTGTCTTAATTAGTTCTAAGCATTTTAATACTATTCTATTGTCCCTATAAAACTCTTGTTGCTCTTTGTCGAATAAGTTTATACTGTCCTGAGGTAATACCGGTACTTGAGTATTAGATATTACTGGCAAGATATCTTGATGTTTTTTAGACGTAATAATATTAATATCGGCAGTCTCTATATCTTTCTTTATTTCTATATAGCTCATACCTGTTACCCTTGTCAACCAATTATAAGGTGAGCTATGCCAGCCGCAATTATGACAGCAAACTACTTTCTTGGGTACTATATAATAGCATCTTCTTTTTCTTAACCAAGAATTACCCTCTCTACAAATAGGGCAAGACCCTTGATAAATTTTTTGAGTTCTATTGTATGTGGGTTTTCCACAATACTGAAAGAACTTAGTAGCTATATAATCCTCTGAAAGTGTGATAAACACAATTCATATTAACTTAAAAAAGCTAATATTCAACTTTACTTTGTGTCTTCTATCTTTACAATGCCCTTACGGATAAATTGACCGGAGGCAGGGTCGATCCAGTGAGCTTCAGTAATAATCTTGTTGCCTCTTTGAAGAGTAACGATTTTAGGGTTCACCGGTTGGCCGCTGATAGGGCTGGTTATTTGTTTTGGAGTTACGTAATCCATTTGTATTATTTATACTGTTAAACTCTTGTTCCACTACTTTATATACATCTTTAGGTAAATTACATATAAAATCTAGAACTTTGTTTTTAACACCTCTCATATAAGCGTCCTTAGGAACTGCTCTTATTACTTTATCTGGTAATGATAAGAAAATATAATCATCTAATTTTTCTTGAATGAAAACCAGAAACTCACCACCATATGTTCCACCTAAAACAGCAAAAAAACTTCTAGCTGTTGGTGTAGTTTGTTGTTTAAATTTTTTTGTAAAACTAAGCAAGGGACTTTAATATTTTAATATCTCTCTCAATAGACTCTAAAGCGTTTGGAAATGGTAAATTATACTTTTCTATTTTTTCTGTACTTAATACACAGTTACTTCTCTTTGCTATAGTATTTAAATTTTTTGTTTCTATAAAACCCCAACGTTCGTTGTATATGTCGTATTTTTTTAGAATATCAACAACATCAGATGCTTTGACCCTACCAGGGTTGACAGTGTTATAAATACCTCCAGGTAGATCGTGCAGTAGGTGCATAAACCTAACCATAAAATTATTAAAATCCGTAATACTTGTTACACTATTCTCCTCATTTATAAGATCATCATATTTTATAAGCTTGGTAAAATAATTTTTAGGAACAGGTTTATGTGTAAAAGGAATTCTTATTCTTAAAATATATACCCAAGTATTGTCTAGTAGTATTTCACTAGCATGTTTACATTTGCTATAAAAACTACTATCATTAGAGTATAACCCGAAATTAGGCTCATCTTCTTCTGTATAGTCCTTGTCATAGCCTGTATATATACACCCACTACCTACGTGAACTACTGGTAGATAATTATGGTTAGCCACTTTTACTACGTTAATTGCGCTATTAACGTTATAATGCCAGCAATCCTTTTTATTGCTTTCACATCCATCAACGTTAGGTGAACCTGTATATCCTGATGTATTGACTATGCAATGATATCTATCCTTGTTATCCTTTAGGAATTCGTTAAACTTATCAGCGTCTGTATAATCTACCATGCTCTTGGAGTATAGCTCATGATCGATATTTACTTCGTTTAGATATTCTGATAAATTTTTACCTACAAAACCTTTTCCTAGAATTAAAATACTTTTCATATTAAATTGGACTATGGGACATTATAAATTTGTTTATGGCTGTAGCGATTGCATCAGCATCTAATTGAGATGAAGCGTTAATAATATTAAAAGGCTCACCCTGTAAATCGTAACCTATTAGGATAAAAGGGCCGATATATTCTGTAATTACGGATATTAGCTTTTCTGCTGTTTGTTCTTTATCCTTTATTACCTTGGTCTGCTTTACTGCATAATCTTTTAAGGCGCTTTTTAATAACTCTTCAATATGGGCCCTTTCAGGTTGAGATAGTTTTTTTACAGTACTATCCGTTTTGTTTTTCTTTTTTTTGCCCGGGTCCTCGTTCATTGGATTTTAAGTATTTAGGGGTATAGTAAGGTGACGATTTTGAATCGTTGTTGACACCGTGGCGTATTAAATAGCTTATAATCACCTCTATACTTTCCGTTTTAAGATTAAAATTTTTAGGAAACCTTTGCCCTCCGTCGTAAAATTCAAAGATGGTATCACCACCAAAGATTTTATTATTATAACAAGTAACTAAAACAGATGAATTACCGGGATCTATCATCATAGTCCATCTTCTAGGATCATTATAGCTGTAGTTGTTAAAAATTTTTATAACAATAAAGCCGTTATCTTTTAATCGTTTGCAAAAATAAGATGGAGTTGTTACGTTATTTTTTGGTTTGGTTTTTATAGTCTTCATTTTGTAAGAGATGAAACAATATATTTTGTTTTTAATATATTATTCTCAAAGCTAAATAAAACAACTCCTAAACTTGAAGCTATTTTACAGTTAATATTACTCAATCTTAAAGTACTGAGAATTCTGAAAACTTCAAAATTAATACATAAGTTATCAATTTTGTTTCCTACAAAATTATTGCACATGTTAATCTCAAAACTATCTACGTTATGTCTAGATCTATCCGTTAAGTTGCCTTTCAACACACTATCATATGAAGTAAGATAAATCTTGTTAGAGTCCGTTGAGAATGTGCTTGCTTTAATTAAGTCACTAAAAGCTTTATCCGTTAAAGTGAATTCACAGTCAAAATTAACACTCTCTAATTTTTGAATATTAATTTTAGGCTGCGATATAATACCATTCTCTAACAGATGATACTTAAATTGAACATCGTTATCTGAATATGTTATATTATTACTATCAACTTTGAAAGTAATATTATCACTAGAAATACAATCAAAAGCTCTAATAAGCTTCTTAACGTCTCCCACGTTTATGCTAGCCGTTGAAGCTGGTGGGTCAGACTCTACTTTAAAAGAGGTAGAAAGTATAATTGAGTTATCTGGTGAATTCGTAAGACACTCTAATGTTGAGTCTTTAAGGTTAATTACAGCGCTATCAGATATCCTGCTTATTTGTTCAAGAAAGTTTTTCTTAAAGCTTGTATTATGAAGCTGAATTTGCATTTATTTTGTTGTATTACGAATTTTTTTTTACGACAACATCGTAGATTGCGTTAATTTTATCTTCTAGACGCTTAATAGATGAGTTAATACTTTTTAACTGATACTCTAAATCCTCGGGTTTAATCTTTTTATAGAAATCAAATTCCAGTTGATCTTTATTAACTTCTTGTTGAGGTTGAACTTGTTGTACAGGTTGAGGTATATATTGAGGTATTGACTGGGTTTGAATATCGCCACCCCCTAGAAGCTGCGCAGTTTGAAAAGTTTGCACAGGTTGTTGCTGTTGCGGTGGAGGAGCGGGAGCAGGTTGACCGTTACTAGATATAGTAGTAATCTCTCTATAGATATTCTCTACGTTCGACTTCATACCGCCTATATAGTTCCTGTTGCCGCTAACAATACGGGAATCTATCTCTTTAAGCTCTGAAGTTGCTAGCCCTAGCAACCCGAGAGCTGCTATTCTCGGGTCACTAGGCAATGAATCAAGCTCTAATGGATCTTGAGAGTTCATTAAATATTCTCAAGTCCCTTTAAGAGCTCTTCAACCTTACTTTCATCGATAATATCATCATCAGTTGTAGTATTGACTGAAGGTTTAGAAGCTGTAGTGTTAGTGCTCACGACCGCTGAGGTTTGCGTAGAAGGCCTAGTATAGGTAGTTTCCGCTTCTTGAGTAGCTTCCTTGCAGTAAAAATGCTCATTAAGCAATGCTTCAATCTCTTCAAAACTCTTAGTCGGTAGAACTGAAGTTAAATCGAAAGAGCTATTATAGATTGTATCGATCTTATCCTCATTCAGACCTTCTACAGCTTTAGGCATGGTAAATTTACTGCTCACATAGGTAGGGTAATCGCCTTGCTTTTCCACCTTAATCACAAAGTTGCAACCGTTAGAGGAAAGATCAAAAATTCTTGAACCGTAATCTTCAGAACCCTCACCTTCGATAGCATCCATGATAATCTTGTGCAATTGCTTACCGTATCGAATAATAGATACTTTACCTTCACCTTCAGGATTTGTAGGGTCCTTAACCACATAAGCGCTAACTAGCCACTTTTCAGACCTAAGGACAGACTCAGCCTTTTTTCTCAATTCATCATCAGAGCTATCACTACGTAGAATACGATACTTAGCTTCCAAAAGCGGGTCTCTTTCACCGAAAGTCGACGGACTAACATAGCTAATATACTGACCAGTGGCAAAGGACGTCCAGCCTACTGAGTAGTAATGGAAAAACGTTTTTGTAGGATCTTTAACGTTTGGAAGCAACCGCACAGTATAATTATTGCCAGGCGACAGCTTCATAATGTCCTTATATGAGGACGATTGTGAGTTTTTTTGCAGAGCGGATTTGATACTCTCGAACATTGATGGTGTGAATTTATTCATATTATTAATATAGTTTTTGTTTATTTTTTTTCAAGTTTATTGTTTATTTCTTTTTCTATTAGTTTTAGTCCACTTGTAGATATTAACTTCGCTTTCTTTGAAGAAAGAAATTTAGTTCTATAAATGGAAAGCTTTATTATAGTGTCGTTCAGTATAAATTTCAAGGTCTCATAGTCAACTTTTGATAGGGCATTATCTAGATTCTTAAAAGGGAATAAATTATAGACAGAAATATTTTTCTCTTTTAAGTGCAGTATAAAGCTACTTACGAGGTCGTCTTTTTCCTTATATATTAGATAATCTCCTAGTGTTAGTTTATTTTGAATACAAAACTCTTTTATAAATTTTAAACCTCTTAAGATAGATTCAGTTTGAATATCACTGTCTGGGTCTAAAGAATTTTTTATGTTGCAATATATCCCATAAACTTTAGAGGCGTTAAGACTAACATAGAAATCCAAACCATAGTAAGAATTATCGTTATATACCTCGTAAGGTGCATAAAAGAAGTCCTCTATGTTAACAACGTAATTTCTATCGAAGAAATTTTTAAGCTTTATGAGATACGGGTAGTTAGGACTATTCTCGAAATCAGTAAAGTTTGTTTTAAATTTGTAAGGCTTGTTTTGCTTTGTTCTTGAGATTTTAAGAAAAATATTATATATTTTCTTTATATCAGTATCTCTCATTTAAGAATTTTTTTGCGGTTCTTTTTATTGTTAAGATATTTCATTATATACTTACTTTTATATAATGTTGGGTCAAATTCAAGAAAAATTCTTGTAGCATCAAAATCCGTGTACAGGGACATAAGGGTCTTAAATAAATCTCTAGCATTTCTTTCTTGTAAAAAAACTAGCAATACATTGGCTACGTTAAATTTCTTACTCCTAGTCAAACAGAGAAAACTACAAAAAGATCTAAACAGGTGCAAATTTTCTCTATATTCTATTTCTCTGTTTATCATAAAATTTTAGTTAGCAGTTTAGTAAACTCCATAAAGCTATTAGTCAATTTACCACCAGCGGCCGCTTCGTGTCCACCGCCGTTGCATAGCTTCTCTGATAGAGTGCCCATATTAACAGTACAGTTCTTTGATCTTCTAAAACTCACTGATTCTGTTCTAAGATTAACAACTATACCTACATCGCTTTTAGCTCTATCTATAATTTCTTGAGCTATTTCATTAATACAGAAATCAGCGAAAATAGATGACACTTTTACTATCTTGCCGCCGATATTAATATCACTATAAAAAATTTGATTTGCCTCTATATGAGCTTTAATTTTGTTTTTGTAGAAACTAATAACTTTAACATCATCGCTGCTAAACCCGGAAAAACCTTCAAAGAATTTTGTTGAAAATTTTTCATTTCGGTCCCCCTGTAAGTTCCAGAACAGAGTATTAAGTCCCATTGATAGTTCTTTAAATTTTAGCTCGTAACTATCATAATCATGTCCGAGAGAAATGAGAACTTTCTTAGGTTTATCTAAGTCTACCTTAAACGAATCTTTAAGCTTTGTATACAGTAATCTACATGTACTTCCTTCATCTTTAAAGAGGACTCTTGCTTTTGAAAATAAATCTTCTTTGTTGAAACTTTCTTGGTGGTGATCTACTATAGTGATGTTTTCTCTATCTAGTAGGTGGGCATGTTTAGTTACTGATATGTCTAGAACATATATTCTTGAATAATTATCTAGATTGTTTTTTTGAGTGAAGCTAGTGAAATCACTTTCAAAGTTTTTCTCTGTAGTAACTGTAACTGGAAGCTTTTTATTGAAAAACCAGCAAAGTGTAAGATAGCTGACACAGCCATCTAGATCGGCATCAGTGAAAACATGTATTTTGCTGTTATTCATTTCCCTAATAATTATAAATGTGTTATCAAGGATCAACTAGTTGATTAATGGTTCTGGCAAAATCTAATGACTCAGCAGTATTGGTAATAATATTGTCTTCAGTAATTGATAGAGTATTATAGTTAATTCTAAGCGGAGTAGATCCAAAATTAGGGCCAAATCTATTCTTTACTATACCTAAGTTTACAATACCTAACTCTTTATCTTCATCTTTCTGCCATATATTGAAGATTGCATCAGCAGTTGCAGCCAAACCCGTGCTCTCTGAAATTGTCTCCAAACCAGGCTCATCTACCCCATACCCGGTTCTATTAATTTGTGTAGCACTAATGATAGGGCAGTTAAAGATATAGCTCATAGCTCTCACTTCTTCGGAAATAATTTTAACACGCTCGTAACTATTATCTCCATTTGGAGCCCTTAAAAGATTTAAATAATCTAGAACAATAGCATCTGGAGTAAATCCAGATTGAGATAGCTTTTTTATAAATGCGCTTAACTGACCTGGTGTAACTGTAGAGGGCGGAAATTCCTTAATTAATATAGCAGATCCTTTATTTGTATCTTTCACCTCTAACAGCATTTGCTTGAGAGTCTGTTGTTGTGATCTCAGGTCGCTCATAGGTATTTTAGTAATAGAGGAAGCAAGTCTCTTAGAGTACATAACTTCAGACATCTCTAATGAAATTAGAAGTACTTTCTTGCCTCTCAGTGCGACATTTGTTGCAATATTACCTAAGAAGATACTCTTACCCACGTTTGTCTCGCCCATGAAGACGTAAAGCGCTCTACCTCTCTCCATGAAGCCGCCCCCTACTTTATTATCTAGCCACGACCAACCTGACGAAATAGTAGGCTCATCAACATTGAGCTCGTTAATAAACTGATCCACATCCTCTAACAAGTTTAACCCTGTACTAGAGGATAAATCAATGTTAACAGATTTTTCTATCTTCTGTAAGAGTTTGTGTGTATCTAGTGTTTTAGAATCTAACTTATCAGCAGCTTCGAGTAAAGTGTTGAATACGTGTCTCTCCTTAAGAAATGTCTCTGTATTACCGTACAGTTCTTCCTTATTGAATTTGCCAGTGATATCTACTAGCTTTGTAAGCACAGTCTTAAAGCTAGCTTTTAATTTCTCGTCTACTAGATAGGCTTTTATCTCAGTGTTAGTAGGTGTAGTACCGTGCTGTTTGTAAAAATCAGTAAGAATACCTATAATAGACTTAATATCACCGTTTTTAAAGACGCTTGGAGTTATATGTTCATATACGCTACCTAGATAGACACTGTCTACTAAGCAGTTGTAAAAAATTACATATTCGTAAAATTCCTGATCTATTTGTTTTTCCATTTATTAATAAATTTGTTATTAGAGTCGGTCCAAACGTTGTTAAAGTCTCGGAGGCCTGGTGAATTATGATTTATTAGAATAGGCCACACTCCTAATTTAACTTTATTTTTATTACATTGCAAGCTAAAATCTATATCATAGTGATGAAAGGTAAACTGCTCATCAAACTTTATACCGGCATCGAGAATTTTCTTAGGCTTCATTGCTAAGAAAACACCATCTAGAACTGCTACTCTAGCTGGAGTAGGTCCGAAGGAGGTGACATA